GTAAAGAACGCCGATGGTGGCAACGATGGTGTTTTCAGGATCGTATTGGAGCCGCTTTAACACCAGCCAGTCGACGCTGGCGGCAATCAATCCGGCCAATAAGGGTGCAATCAGCAATGCAGCAACGAAACCTATCGCTGGATGGCCGCCGAAAAAAGTTGCAATCCACCAGGCGAACACTGCCCCCAGCATGAAAAATTCACCATGGGCGACATTGACCACCCGCATGATGCCAAAGACCAAGCTTAGCCCAACAGCGGTAAGCGCCAGCACGGCTGCTTGCACAGCGCCTTCCACATGTCGCGCCGCGCTCTCAGCTCATCCAGGCTGAACTTGGCGGCCGGATGATCGCCTTCCAAAAACTCCAGTTTGTTGATTCCAATTTTGCGGCGTAGGCCTGCTGAATATTTCACACCGTTGCCTGACAGGTGAGTGTTGCACCGATTGCACTGGCCGTGAATATTGAGCGGGTGCAGGCGCAGCGCGGGCATGGCTCCTACGCTGCGGAAGTGCCCGGCGGACATCTTCGCGCCCCAAGCAATGTCACAGCTGATGCATGGCCTGTCGAGGTGCCATAAAGAATCCCGCAGGCGGATGTACTTGTGAAGCCACCAGGCGGTGGAATAGGTTTTGCGGTAGTCGAGCCACCAGCCGCGATCTGCCTCGTTGAATCTTTTCTTGGCCTGGGACGTCCGCTGCTTTGCGGCCTTCGCTTTGTTCTGCTGAACCAGAGCATACGCGCAAGCAGGACTGCATACCCGCTGGCCCATCCGCTGCTTAATGAACTCTGCCCGGCAGGTCTTAACCTCGCAGCGTTTCAGCCTGGGCACTACAGGGCCCTCACAACGGATACGCGGTCGCCTACCCAGACGCTGCGCCGCTGGTTCGACGTTGTCTTTGCCGACCACTGCCTGTAATACTCACCGCCAGACTCTCGCTCAATAAGATCGCCGCCAGCCATGATCTGCTTAGCCCAGTGAGAACGCTTCTCAGGATTGTGCCGCGACCTGTTCATCGCGGCAGCGCGCTCATATTTTTTTGCTCTTCTTTGTTTCAAGATCCCTACTCCTCAGTTGAATTTCACCGTCGAAATATTGCGCAACGACCAGCAGATGTTCGAAGACCTCCATCAGCTCGTCGGTGCTTTTGATCAGCTCCCAGACCTCCCGCTTTTCCGCACGGGGCAGCCTGCTGATATTCGTCATTGGCTCGGGCTCTTCAGCCCTTTCCAGATCCCACCACTCTCGCATTTTGTTTAGCAGCCTCATTTTTCATCCGCTCTTTCCAGTTAGGGTCAGGGTCTGGCACGTTAACACCATACTCAGCCGCTTTCGCTTGAATGAAAGTGTAAAAATCGCTGAGCTTTTCGGTGCTGATGACGTCCCGCTTACCGCTCTCGTCGACAGTCGTTGTCCTGACTGGCTTTAGTGTCGACCGGCCCATTATTTCAACTTCTTTCCAGCCGAAGAACTCGCCGCAGAAAGTCTCGTGCAGGTCATTAGGATCGTTGCCGGTCTCCTCCGTAATGTGTCGATATGCACACCCCCAGAGCGCCGCATTTTGCGGGCTGGTACGCTCTTTGATCAGCCGTTTAATCTCAACGAGCCAGGCCTTGTCTTCAGGCAGGCCCCAAATGAACTCGGCCAGATCCATCAGCAGCTGGCGCAACGCCTCTTGGCGATGATCGTAACTCTGGTACGCCTTGAGCGGCTGCACCACAATCTTTTTGACGTCAGGCACGTTATCTACCCCCCTTGATATATTCGATAGGTGCAACCAAATCGGCGGATCGATACTGCATCGGGCCAGAGGCCCAAAACAACCTGCTCGAGCCCTCCCACTCCCCATTCCGCTGCTTGTTGAAATTTAATTTAGCATCTGCTGACTTGCGATATTTCTCGGCCTCATCAGGATCAAGGCTACTGGGATCGTTCGAATACTCCTCCAGCTTCGCCTCCTTAATCTTGTTGCGCCACATCACAACCAAAGTGTCGGCCAAGTCAGCAATGGCGCCAGTCCCCTTGATGTCCAGCTTGCCCGGCATTTGGTATTCGTTCTCACCCTTTCTGGGGTGAGCGATCAGGAAGATGTGAACTGGGTACTGGTTTTTGAAATCGCAAAGCTTGTCGACGAATTCTTTCTGGCCGTTGTAGTCATCCAGATCCAGCCCTACCTTGAGCAGGGAGTCGATGACGAAGATCCGGATACCATACCGCTGGTGCGCATATTCGAAAACCTCGAGCAATCGCTCGGCCTTCGCTGTGCCGGTCAGGCTGAAGAGCCAGAGCTTGTCCCTGTACCATGCGTGGGTCTCTTTGATCAGCGGAATGGTCATGTCACGCTTGCCAGAAGCCTGCCTGTTTAAACGGCCCAGCAGATTCTTGATTGGCATCTCACCTGAGAATACGCAGGCCCGGTGGCCCTGAGCGATGCCGGCCAGGGTCTCCTGCATAACCATCTGACTCTTGCCGTGGCCGTTGATCCCTGTGATGAGCGTCAGCTCGTGCCAGCGATGGAGCACCTTGCCCCTGATGTCTGAATAGGCCGGATCGAAGCCCTCTTGACCCGGGTCTTTCCCCAGATGGCGGTCGATCATCTCGCGCTCAAGGTCTGCAGCCTGCACGAGCTCGACTGGATCAAACCTTTGCGCTCCTCTGACGGCTTCCATCGCCAAGCGTTTGGCGTCAGCCGGCTCGCACGATATCAGCATCAGGTTGGCATCCTCGTAATCGCCAGTGTCTACCAGCAAGCAGCGATTGCTGCCGAGCCTCGCGATGACCTCGTTCGCGCCCTCCTGCCCGGGCTCATCCATGTCGAAAGCCACGTAGATCTCGTCGAATTGCGCCAACCGATCGTACTCCGCCTCAATCCACGTCATTCCCTGCGCGCCGTTCGGCACGCTCAGCGCAGGATATCCCATCTGGTGCCAGCTCATCGCGTCGATTTCGCCTTCGCAAATGATCACAGCACGCTCATTGCTGATCGCCTGCCACCCGAACAGGGTCTTGGTGTCGCTGTTTTTGATCACCCGCATTTTCTTTTTGTCGTGGATGTTCCGGATCTTGCCCATCACCAGCTCGCCGTCGCGCACGCTGGGAAACAATGCCTCCGCCGGCGATGTCGAGTACACGTTGAACGCCTTGATCGTTTCCGGAGTCAGCCCCCGCTCGCCTTGCAGCCAGTCGTAAACTTGGTCGGATCGCTGGTGCTCCGGCCACTCCGGTGGCGCTGGTTTCTCCTCGGCCGGCGCTGCGCTCTTCAGCACAACGCTGGAGTCGTGCAGCCCGTACACGTTTTTGATCTCCTCCATCGCCGCCTTGACGTCGATGCCGTAGACCAGGCCCCAGAGGTCAAGCAGGTCTCCGCTGTCCCCAGTGGCGAAGTCTTTCCAGACGCCGGCTTTGCTTCCAGTCAGGTGAACATTCAGGCTCTTGCCAGCTTCGCCGCTCAGGCTGCCGACCTCCCACTCCTGGCCAACCCGCTTGCCGTTAGGGAACAAATCCATCGCCACCCGCTCAGCATCTCTGGCGAGCACCTCTGCTAAATCTCCAGCCTTCATTTCAACGCCTCCTCCATCAGCCGCATCATGTCATCCTTAACCTTGGCGGTAGATGCGTTGTATGCGTCATCGAAGTGATGATTCGGGCCGAAGAACGTCGCCGCCTCTTTGACGAATTCAGTTCCCGCTGATTTACCCTGCGAAACATGGGCCTCATATCGCTTAACGCCGGCAATGATGAGATCGGGATCGACCCCCTCCTTCATGCGTGCATTCCAAGCTTTTTCCGCCGACCGTCGATTGTGTGACTTGTGTCGCTTTGGCATTGCGGCGAAAGCCTCCTCGAATTTATCTGCCTGCAGGATCGACTTGGGCTTAGCCGCAGGCGGATTTCCTATATTCTTTTCTTTCTTTTCTTTCTTATCTTTCTTCTTTGTGTACCGTCTGCTGTCCGTCTGCTGTCCGTCTGCTGTACCGTCTGCTGGTAGGTCTGTTGTATCGTCTGCTGTACCATCGCCCTGAAATCTCTCGAAATTACATATGGTTATGAGCGTTGTCAGGTGTCCTGCTTCTTGTACTATCATTTCTTCCTCTTCGAGGTCTTTTAGAAAGCGTCTTACCTTGCCTCTGGACCACCGCCAACGCTGCGCCATCGTCAGCTGAACATTGGTGACAAATTCCAACCGGTCGTCGGAACGCTGGAGGTAGTCCCCGAGTTCGGGTAGGTCTTCGCGCTTCCATGCTGGGATGTG